AAAAATTCTGCTGGCATAAAATTATCTTATATAGTAATATATACTTACTCTTGGAGGAGTGCCTGAGTGGTTTAAAGGAGCGGTCTTGAAAACCGTCGTGGTCGCAAGGCCACCGGGAGTTCGAATCCCCCCTCCTCCGTATCCCAGTCCTTATAAAGAGAATAAGTGACTTTGTAATCATATAAAACCCCGCCATTAGCGGGGTTTTTGACTATTGTGGAAATAAAGAGAATTGATTTTATAAAATTCTGCGCTGATTTTATTAAGAATTTATGCGAAATTCTCTGTTAGGCTTTTTGGTGGTGGCCTTCTGAATTTAGACAAATAAAAAGGCTGTTGATATTTATTAACAGCCTTATAAAACTTGATTTCAAAATTTTAATAATCTTCTTTGTTCTTCCCAGTCAAGAGTTCGTATTTTAAATAATTTATTTATAGTTAAATCTCTTGGTTGAGTACCATTTAAAATCTTTTCAACAATATCTGCTGCAAGAAATCGTAACTTTAGAATATATTTTATGTAAGTTTTGCTACGAAGGTTTTCCATTTTTTGGATATCAATGTTGTTTTTGGCTTCTTCTGAAATAAGAAGATTATGCCAATAATAGCTTTTAGCTATGGCTTTAACTAATTGATCATTGAGATTGATTTCCTGTTTTTTAAAATCCGAAATTATTAATACACTGCCATTTCTTGATGTTGTTGATATGCGAATATTTTTGCTTATAAATATCGGAGCTTTTGTCTCTTCTTTCAATTCTTCAGGGAAAGGTGTATTGTATGTTACTGCCTCTATTGCTTTTAACAATTGCTCTTTGCAAAGTATAATCTCAATTTTTTCTTTGTATAAAATGACTTTACTTAATATAGTCCTGATAAAATTATTATTTACTTTATCTTTGAGGCTTGTTGTTAGGTCTTTAACTTTTGATAGTAAATCCTTTTGCTTATCAATTTTATAGTTTTCAATATATTGCTGAATATTCTGAGTACTTGATAAAAGGTTCTTTATTTCAGTTTTAACAAATTCCTCGATTTCTCCAGCCGGGATTTTTGATACAGAACCTGCTTCATGTTTTCTTGCCTGAATGAGAGCCTGACTTACATAGTATCTGTATCGCCTGTTTCTGGTATTACTATGGCTTGGGCTCATATAGTTACCTTTATCATCAAATATCTTACCAGCAAGTAAAGAAGGATTTTTTGAATTAATAGAACTTTTTTCTTTGATTCGATTATTTGACAGGAGTGTTTGAACATCATTAAAAGTTTGATTATCTATAATAGCTTCGTGCTCCCCGTTGTAACATTTCTCTTTATGTCGAATTAAACCAATATAAGTTTGATTTTCCAGTAATTTATACAAATGCCCTTTAGCAAATTTTTTTCCTGATTTTGTATGGATATTATTTTCTTCAAGGTATTTTTTTAGAACAGTAACACTTTTAAATTCAAAATATTTTTCAAAAATTATTCTTACTGTTTTAGCATTAGTTTCGTCGATAATAAGTTTCTTCTCTTGCAATTCGTATCCTATTGGGGCAACTCCGCTCATCCAAAGTCCTTTTTTCTTTGATGCAGATATTTTATCTCTTATTCTCTCGCCTGTAACTTCCCTTTCAAACTGAGCAAATGAAAGAAGCACATTAAGAGTTAAGCGCCCCATACTGGTCGTTGTATTAAAATGTTGAGTTATTGATACAAATGATGCCGAATGCTCGTCAAAGAGTTCTACAATCTTCGCAAAATCCATTAATGAACGAGTAAGCCTGTCAACTTTATAAACAACAACTATATTAACCTCTCCGGATTCAATATCCTGAAAAAGCTGTTTTACCGCAGGTCTTTCTAAAGTACCGCCGGAAAACCCGCCATCATTATATTGCTTCTCAACAAGAATCCAGCCTTCATTCTGTTGAGATTTGATATATGCCTCGCAGGCTTCTCTTTGTGCATCGAGTGAGTTGAAATCTTGTTCCAAACCTTCCTCAGAAGATTTTCTTGTATATATTGCACATTTGACAATTTTTTTATCAGTTATGGTCATTTCTTTAGTCCGAAAAATACTTTACCGTTCCATCTGGTTCCTGTAATCTCGTTAGCTATTGCGGATAAGCTTTTGTAGGTTTTATCTTTGTATTTAAAACCTTTATCCAGCGCAACAACCTCATGTTTCTCACCTTTGTATTCTCTTATTAATTTAGTTCCTGCTTTTATTTCAAGGGTATTATTTTCTTTAAGGCACTTAATATTATCGTCTGTTCCATCTTTACCTTTGGCAAAACTTTCAGCAAGCTTATCAATCTTCTTTTTTGTCTGAGCCGAATATCCGCCTTGCTTTTTTGCCTGCATCTCCCAAGCGATATGCTTTATCAAAAAATCTTTTTTGGCATACTGCGGTGAGTTAGTCTTAAATAGTTTTTTCCATCTCTTAATCAGTTCTTCTCTTGATAATCCTTGCAGTTCATCTATCATAGCTGTTGTCCTCTCTGTAATTGTAACAACAGCATTAATCACTCTCTTCTTCTCTGTAGTCAAGTGTTTATAGCGCAAGATAAATTATTAAAGCACATCCAATATTGATACTTTACTTTGATAACTCAAAACCTGACTTAGAGCATCACATTGGTCATCATATTTCCCTCTCGGAAACCTTAAAAGCTCAGCTTCAAAATCGAGCCACCAGTGAGGCTTATCATTTGGAAATAAGCAGCTACCGTTTTCTATTAAATGAGAAATGGCCATCAGCCTTGTTTCTTTATCATATTCGGGCTTAATTGGTTTAGGATAAATTGTGTGAGAGTTATTTAATGTCTGAATAATTTGCGTTCCAGAGGCTTTATCCTCAATTAATACTTCTATCCTATGCTTGTATTTCTCTTTTGCCATATCATGCAGTTGGATAATCTTTTTAATCAAATCAGGAAATTCAAGTTTTTCTCTGTAACAGTTAAGGATATAGTTATTTTGGTCTTTATCTCTTAAAACAGTCAGGCATACGGAATAATCGTTACACTCATCGATCTTATTAGCCGTATCCCAGGATTGAATAATACTCATTACTTCAATCTCACCGTTTTCAATACTTTTCCATAATTTGTCAGGAGAATAAAATCTGAACCATTTTCTTTTTATTATTCCTCCATCCCTTGGTGCCGGGTTTTGCTGGTATTGTCCGGCAAAATCATATTCTCCCATATTATTTTTGTTTTGAAGTAATTTAGATAAATCCTCTCTTTCAGGATGCAAAGGGGCATTTTTTTTCCTTGAGATAACTCTTTCTTTAAAAGTAATCCTGTTTTTAACAGTCCAAGTTTCATCTTCTTCAGCAATAGCAGGCATCTTTATGTGTTTAAATGAATCATCAGTTCTAAGTAGATAACCCGTAAAGTCATCTTCATGTAGCCTTTGCATTACAACAATAATTTTGCCTGTATTTTTATTATTAAGCCTTGAATACAAAGTACTTCCATACCAATCATTTGTTTTTTCCCTTACCAAAACAGAATTTGCATCAATTGGTTTTATCGGATCGTCTATAATAATGTAATCTCCACCTCTTCCTGTTAGTATTCCACAAACAGAAGTTGCATATCTGCATCCACCTTTTGTTGTTTCAAAATCGTTTATAGACTTTTTGTACTTTGATAATCTTGTACCCGGAAAAATATCCTGATACCATTCACTTTCAATAACTTTTTTACAATCTAAAGCTAATTTAGATGCTAATTCATCTGCATAACTAACTGCAATAATAGTAGCTTTTGGATTATGACCTAAAATAAATGCCGGAAAAGCTACTGAACAAATTATTGATTTCATATATCTGGGCGGGATATTAATTATTAAACGATTTTGCTTACCGTCAAGTACATTCATTAATTCATCGCAAATTACATCTATATGCCAGTTATCAAGGTACTCTGAATTTGGGGCAACTTCTTTAAAAACTTTTATTACAAAAGATTTGAAGTCGCTACGAAGAAGGGCTTTAAAAAATTCTCTTTTTTCATTTTGACTCATTTTTTAGTTCTACTGCTCCATCAAAATCAGACAGTTGTTTTATAAAGCTTGAAATTATTTCCTCATCATCCTTATTTAGAGCTGCTAAAATTTTGCTTTTGTCTTCTTCTTTTACATCAGCGATTAGCATGTATGGCAAAAGAGTTGAAATTGCTTTTATATCCCCTTTTACACCTTTATTAACCAGTTGAGTTAACATTGCCAATTTTTTAGATATTTTTAAATCTTTACCCTTTTCTTTCACTTCAATTTTTTGACTTAAAATTTCGTTTAGTAAAGTATAAGTATTTTTACTGCCCTTTGGTCTGCCTTTATTGTTACCCGACTGACCTGACTTAAACCGAGTATCTTTTGGAGGCTTACCATAGCCTATTTCATATTCATCAGTCATTTTGAGCTCCTTTTAACTCAAGCAATTCCCTGTAACTTTTACCTGTATTTAAATTAATGGCTGATTTTCCCGTTATATCCTGCCAGCGACGAATTGTAGTATCAATATAGATTGGTTCTATCTCAATTCCATAGCAAATTCTACCTGCTTTTTCAGCTGCAATCAGGGTTGTGCCTGAACCTAGAAAAGCATCAAGTACAATTTGATTTCTGTTGGTAACATCTAAAATTGCATCTTTTACCATTTCAACAGGTTTTACAGTCGGGTGAAATTTCAAAGTATCCTTATCACCGCCGAAAGAATTTACACCGGGATAATCCCATACGTTTGTTCGATATCTGCCATGTGAACCAAGTTCAACATTATTAATGTGCGATCGTTTTCCATTTTTAAAGATAAAAATCAGCTCGTGCTTTGATCTGTATAATGATCCCATCCCTCCGTTATCTTTATTCCAGACGCATAGATTTTTAAAATCATCATAAACACTGCTTCCCACATTAATCATTTCCTTGATATGCCGCCAATCCATACAAATGTAATGGAGAGATCCATCTTTTGTAAACTCTTTCATAAATCCGAAAGCTTTTAGTAAGAATTCCTGAAATTCTTCTTCTGACATCTCACCTGACGCCATAGAAAATTCTTTATGCTTGATTTTACCTAATCCGCAAACATGCCCGTCAACCTTAACATTGTATGGAGGGTCAGCAAAGACCATATCCGCTTTTTTATCTTTGAATAACAGTTCATACGTATTACTCTCTAAAGAATTCCCGCAGATGATTTTATGTTTTCCCAGCTGCCAGATATCGCCTTCTTTTGATATAACTTCATTTTCGGGGATAAAGGGGACTTCATTTGCTTTTTCATCAAGCTTATCTTTTTTGTCAGCCAAACTATCATCAAGCATAATATCTATATCAGCAGTATCAAAGCCTGTGATATTGAGTGTGAAATCCAAATCAAGCTTTTCAAGTTCAGTAAATTCTAATTTTAGTAAATCTATATCCCATTGACCATTTTCAGTCAGCTTATTATCGGCAATCCTATATGCTCTTTTCTGTGCCTCATTCAAATGAAAAAGTCTAATAGCCGGAACTTCTTTCATATTTAATTGATTAGCTGCAATCCAACGTCCATGTCCAGCAATAATCTCGTTATTTTCATCAATAAGAATAGGATTGTTAAACTTAAACTCGCTTATAGAATTAGCGATTTGATTTATTTGTTTACTCTTATGGATTTTGGGATTTTTTTCATAAGGTTTAATTGTTGCTATATCAACCTGTTCTATAACTAAACAATTTGTCATGGCACAGAGCTCCTTTTCAGTATTTTTGTTTAAAAAAACTTCTAACTATATCTAATTAGAAGTTTTAATATATGTCGATGTGGTTAACCACACAGTTTATTCAATTTCTATATATTTAGCCAACATTATTAACAAATGTCTTTTTATTTTCCTATCCTCTACATAATCAAGATTAAATTTTATACGAATTTTTTTGCATATTTCTTCAATTCCTCTTTCTCTATAATTCATAAGACTTGCCAATTGTTTATTTTTTAAATAACCATTTTGTTTTAAATGTCTTAACAGTATCTTTTCTTCATTATTGAGAGGGATTTTACCTTTTTCATAGTCTTCTAAAGTACATATAATAAAAGGTCTAATGTTTTCATCACTGTATTTTATATCATTAAGTAGTTCATAGCCAGCATTAAGAGGTTTAAGATTGTTTGACGTTATCTGTTTTTTCCTTTTATTAAGAGTACTCAGATATTTTATGGCTTTTTCATATTCAAAAGTCTCAAAAAGCTTCAAATTATCTTCTACCATATCTGCAAATGTAAGTCCACATTCATATGACAAGATATATAGTTCAATAGCCTGAGATGTATCAATATTTTTTAATATATAATCCAGATTTTTTTCTTTTAATTGTCTTAAAATTTCATTTAAAATTTTTATATTAAACTGATAAGCTCTTCTAACTCTTTGCCAATCAACATTATTAATCAACTCTGACATGGCATTTCTAATATAATTCTTAGTTTTTTCAAAATTCTGAAAAGCTTCTGATTTTGTAAAAGTTTCAGAGAAATTTGATATCATGTCACCTATTGTTATGAATTGCATATCAGATTTATCTTTTTCCATTTATGCCCCCTTGATAAGTTATTCTATAATGTCATTTTTTATCGTGATATTGGGTCATGTATTGGGTGTTTGAATTTGTATTATGAATTGCAAAAATTAGAATATTGTACAGAATAATCTTTCACTTCTTCCCAGAGAGCTAACAAATTAGTTTCTGAGTATAAAATCCATTCTAAGAATTCTTGCCAAACCCTAGGAGAATTATTTAAAGATACATCATCATTAAGTTCATCAAAAACTAAAAGCAGCAAGCTTTCAACTAATCTTTCTAAGGATTCAGGAGATCTAATATCAGAATATTTAATATGATTAAAAAGCAACCTCAAACATTGTTCAGTATAAATTTTAAATCTATTAGGAATTCCATATAACTCAATTAATTTATAAGCAGCTGAATTTTTATCCAGACGTATAAGCTCAATATCAGGTCTGATTATATGTCTAAAGTTAATTGGTACAACTTTATAAAGATAAAAAGGATGCTTAAAATCGATATTTAATTGATCAATTGCTGTTTTAAATTCTTTTGGATTAGATAAAAATCTATATCCTTTTTCAAAACGATTGCAATCTTCACATATAGGAACAAAATTTTCTGGATTTAGGGCAAATTGGGGATATAGAGATTTAGGAAATAAATGGTCAATCTGTGCCCTAAGAAGCTTATATTCAATGTGCTGTTTTTTCCCTGAAGTTTTCAATATTTCCCCACAGGCAGGACATCTATATATTTGCGTATTCTGAAAATATTGAAGGGTGAAGATCTTCTTAATATGCTCATTAGCTATTATTACTTCATCAAGACACTCGTATCCTTGTATTAAAGCTTTATTAAGCTCAAAATAACATATATCAATAGGATTACTAGGTTCATTTATGACATTTTTAAAATTATAGCTTTCAGGAAAACTATTAAAATTCTTTTGATCCAAATTATAATTGTTAATAACCTCATCAATACCTATTTTTAAGATTTGGTCATTTTTAGCTCGATTTATAAAATCTTCAATAATTTTCTGCGTTATTTTATTGATTTCATTTTTAGCGTCTAACATTCTTCATCCTGAGTATTTTCAGAACCATCTGCTATTACATAATGTATGCATTTTTTCCTTCTTTTTGCAGCTTCCACTTCCTTAAGAGCAACTCTGATTCGCCAACGCCACTCTCCCGGTCCTACTTGTTTTAGTAGTTTCTCTAGGTCATCTTTTTTGCCTTCGGAAATAACCTTCTTTATCTCATCTCTTGATCGTTTGCCAATGTCAGCTTCCATTTTAAACAAACTTTGTCCTATATCAACAACATTAGCACCGTACGTTGATATTGGAACAGGATGGTGAACAATCTTATTGCCCCTTACTTCTAATCTATGAACTTCTTCAGGTTTCGCATCTGTAATAAGCATAGCTGAATGAGTTGCTATAAAAACATCGCAATTTTTGTTTTTCAATGCTTCACATACAAGATGTAAAAACCAAGTTTTCCAATATTCATTAAAATGTGTTTCAGGTTCATCAAGTAGTATAAGACATTTTTCTTTTAGATCTCTTAGCACCATGAGCAAGGCAAAACGATTTAATAGAGCATGTTCTCCATCACTCAATAGTTGATCTACCAGCAACTCATCTGGCTTAGACGTTTTATAAAACAAGAAACCTGTATTAATTATTTTACCTTCATTTTTAAGTTCGAGTATATGTGTTAAAACGTCATAAACAACAACCGGAGATTCATCAGGATTGCAGGTTATTTTATCTTCTAGGTTCCAGAAATATCTATAATGCCCATTTTTTAAGGGTATAAATTTTTCTGGGCACATTATCGACCAATCATAGAAATCATCAGCTTGAAGATAATATTCATCCCCAGATTCGATTTTTGCTTTTGTCTCAATCCAAATAATTTTGGGTTCAATCTTGCCAATATTTTCACTATCTTCTTTTTCATCAGGATTAAAGCCTAATACAATCTTTTGAACATCATTCCATAAATTCTTTTCTTCTTCAGGCATATTTTGCCATTTACCACTGAGAAATATAGATAAAAAAGCCCATTTTGTATCTTCAGGTCCTAATGATAAGGTATTATGACTAAATGCATAATTATTTTGTCTTTTAGTATTGCCTGTATAAAGCCGTATTACTTTATCCCAAAGATTATTAAGTCTTTCTTTTTCATCAATAAAGTTCTTTTGATTCACTTTTGGATTTTCACACAAAATATTTTTCTCGAAGTTCCCAAGCAATATTTGATAATGAAAAGTTGTATTATCGACCTCTTTATCAGTTTTGCTTTTTAGGTTATTTAAACCAATTTCATATAAGGCATCCAGTAAACAGCTTTTTCCTGAACCATTTCTTCCAACTAGAATATTTAAATTAGGCTTTTTATCTTCCTTGTAATTAGGAAAATCAATACAAAACCGATTAAAATTAATATAATCATCTATATATATTTCTGAAAACATTATTTTACACCTCCCAAGGCTAAACTGCTACGCGGTCTAAATCCCTCAAATTTATAAGTTCATTATTTAAAGGTTGATATGGTCTGTATTCCTCGTATAGCAGCATTTCTGATTTCTGCTCTTCTTGCGATAAATCATTTTTGATTACCAAACCAAGTTCATTTAAAACTCTTAATGCTCTAATTATTTCTTTTTTTGAGAACATCATATTTTTCAGATAGGTTTCATTTTCGTTTTTATCCAAAAGCCAATATTTGCAAATATCTTCATAAATTAGCTGGATATTATTATCAGTCATTTCAATCAGTTTTTTAATATTTTCATCTTGATTCATAGGTTTAAACTTATTGAAAAATAAGCTTATATTTACTTCTTTTTCTGGAAGATCTTTTTTATAATTAATTTTAATACTATTATGCTCAATTTTTAATCTGTTATTTTTGAACAGAGTTTTTAAATGGTCAAGACTGTTTTGTCTTTTAATGAGATCCATCGAGATTTTATGAATATTTTCCTGAGTAGCTACTTCAATGGGTTTCTCTAAAAACGAATCAAAATGCCTTAAAGCCTTTGTTACTTTGTTATCTTCTTCTTCAAACCAGAGTTTTTCTTTTTCAGGCTCTTGTTTTGTTTCTAAATTATCGATTACTGGCTTTAAATTATTGAAAAGTGTTTTTACTTGTTCTTCACAGGTTGCTATATTTTCGAACAATATTTTAGGATTTTGATATTCTTGACTTGAAAGAGTTTTTTCCGGTAAAGACATTAGATAGTCATTTTGTGTTAATTGTTCTCTTGAATAAACTTTAAAAAATGCAGAAGGATTGACTTCCTTATTATATTTTTCTAAACTAATATCTTTTGCAGGATCCCTGTAATCGCTTGGTTGAATGTTATAAAAAGGATCAAAGTCTTGAATTTTTAAGTCAGTCTTAAGACAAGTTTTTACAATAAACTCTAATTGCTCAGCATTAATACTATTTTCAATACGAATTACAGGAATATTATTTTTGTTTTGTAATTTTTTCTGGCCCACTAAGATTATATGACCTGATTTTGCTTTTATAACTGCGATTAAGCAGTTCTCAATTAAGTATTTTCTTAAATTGTTATACTCCTTGTTATTTCTATTTAAAATGTTTTCAGGGAAAAGTCCAATGAAATATGAACTTCCCTGCGCTTTTAGTAGAAAACTGAGCAAAAATAATATTTCACTGGGTGTTTTAGATTCTTTAGAATAATTTCCTATTATTTCACTGGTATTAATATACTCCCAACTATCTGGTTTCTGTCTTAAATCTCCCATTGGAGGGTCAAAGACAAATACTCCTTTTTGAGTAAAAAAAGACTTTTTATTATTTATTGCTATATGATTATCTAATGGATTTAAACTATCATTAAGAAAAATAAAATCTCTCTCATTACTCTTTGTCAAAATAGCATCTGCAACTATAACTTGACGAACATCAATATCATATCCAAAGACCGGTCCAGGCATATCTTCTAATAGAGTACCCAAACCAACTGCAATATCTATAAAGGGACCTTTAGAAACAAGCTGCTTTGCAAGTGCTTTTATAATTTTAGCAACATCAGGTTTTGTTCTCCTTTTATCTGGAGGTGCTTGATCTTCCCACTCATCGATTAATTCTTTTACAGCTTTAGTATATTCGGATTTATCTAATTTATAGAATTTTGCTAGTTTTTGCTCATTTTGCCTGAGATAATCATTCCCTTTTTCGAGTAATATAAAATCTCTAATAATTCCGTATGTAATTGGTTGCTTATGCAAAAAATAATAGTTTTTTACAATATAAGCAACAATTGCTAAAGCATCATGGTATGTTTCACCTTGATTACGGAAATCTTTATAAAGCCCAAATATGAATTCTTTAAAATCTTCATACATAAGTTTTTACTTAACCCCATATACTTTTGCTGTTAACTCACCAGTAAAAGCCTTTTGAAGCAAGGACTGGAACAATCTCTCTGCATATTTAAGTTCTTGATATTGTTGTATTTTGTATTCTTCAATTTCTCTTGCTATTTCTGCAAATTTTCTTTGTTGTTCAAGCGAGGGTATAGGAATATTTAATTGTTCAAAATTACCCTTATTTAATATTGGTAATGTTGTGCTACTTGCTTTTGCTTTTATAAGAGGAGCTATTTGTCTAAACAAATGTAAAGCAAATTCATCATCGACTAACTTTTTATCCCATTCAACAGCGTTTATTTGCTGGTTAAAAGCACTTTCGACAATGGCTTTATCAACTTTACCAATTGTTGCACCAATACAACAAACCATAGTACTACCAGCTCTAACTAATCTACTTTTTTTTGCTCCTTCTTCAGTAAGATATCTCGAATATTTATAAGTGTTAGTTTCTAAGTCTCCCGGTGTTATAAAAGGTATTTTTCCCCCGAACATATTTGATAATTTACTTGAAGGGGTAGTGCCTGTTATAACATTACCTAGTTGTTTAACTTTATAAAGATCAAAATCTTTCTCATTAATGATTAAATCACCAAACATCTCGTAAAAAATTGCTGGAGTTATTTCTTCGCTGTGATCAATACATTCTTGTCTCAAACGAACCATCTCCGCAGCATCATCAAGAATGTTTACTATTTCTTCTTGTTCCTGTAAGCTTTCTTCTTTACTTTCTATGTCTGGTAATAATATATCTATGTTCTCTAATAAACTTCTGGATAATTCTTTTTGTCCAGAAGAACCAACAGACAGGTTTTCAATTTCACTTTGTCTCCATAATAAATTATAAGCTAGAAACTTATGATTTATTACTTGTAAATCAGGTCTTACAATAGTTACATGTGAATCAACTGTAACTATATCTATTATCTCTTTATTTATATAACCAGCTCGACCAAGAGTACCTACTCCTGTTGAATTAACTAAGATGTCAGTCTTTTTAATTTTCTTTTCGTCGGGAATACTTGTTTCTTTGTTGGTATATCTTGCCTGACTGAAATCAACTATCCCATCTCTAATACAACGCTGATTTATTATTATATATCCATTTTCCTCAACATATTTTGGTGTTATTCCTCGCTTTATAAGCTCAGTGAGTTGTTTTAGCTTGAAATTCTTCCAATTAGACATTAACCAAGACCTCCAACTCTTTCTTTTAGGCTTTCAAGAATAGAAATCGCTTGATGCTCTAATTTCAGCATTTTTTCTATATATTCTTGAGGAGTATGAGCAAATTCAACTGCTTTATATTCAATTTTTTTATATCTTGAAGGCAGCAGGTTATAATCGTTTTCCTGTAACTCTTTTAAAGAAATATTAAATGATTTCTCTGATTCAGCTTTGGTTTTATATTTTTCAACAATATCAGGAATGTCATTTTCTTTTATTGGATTACGTTTATCATCAAGGCTTAATCCATCATTAGTCATTTCATAGAACCAGACTTTTTCTGTTTGACCTCCTTTCGTGAATACTAAAATTGCCGTTGCTACACCAGCATAAGGTTTAAATACACCTGATGGCATTGTAATTACAGCTTCTAATTGATTACTCTCGATTAATTTCTCTCTTAAAAGTTTATATGCGTTAGCATCTGTAGATAAAACTCCTAGTGGGACAATAACAGCACCACGTCCACCCATATTCAGCAGTCTTAGAAATAAAGCCAAAAACAAAAGTTCTGTCTTCTTTGTATTTACAACAGCTTTTAGCTTTGGATTAATATCCTTTTCGTCTAAGCTGCCAGTAAATGGTGGATTTGCAAGAACTACATCATACTTATTTGATTCATCAAAATTTTTCGATAATGTATCAACGTTATTTATTTGAGGAACTTCAATATCGTGTAAAATGAGGTTCATTGTTGAAATACGAACCATTGTTGAATCAAAATCAAACCCATGTATGCACTCAGTTTCAAGTTTTTCCCTGTCAGTTTTACTTAATTTATCAGCCATTGTTGGATATTCAGATTTAAACTCTTCACTTGTAGCTTTTTCAAGCATATAGTGAAGTGCTGAAAATAAAAAACCAGCTGTACCACAGGCAGGATCGCAAATCTTATCTGTAGGTTTGGGATCAACGAGCTTAACCATCATATCTATAATACGGCGAGGTGTTCTAAACTGCCCATTTGTACCAGCTTGGCTTAGCTTTGATAACATGTATTCATATAGATCACCTTTAGTATCACCTTTTTCAGAAAAATTAATTCTATCCAAAGTTTTTATTGCTACATCAAGTAATGATGCTTTATTAATATGCCAAACTGCATTCTTAAAGATAGGACTTATCTTTGCTAAGAGAGGAAAGGCTTCATCTCTAACTATTTTTAACATTTCATCAGGATCGGTTATTTGCTTAAATTCACTCCATCTATAAGGCTGTCTGCTTTTTTCTTGTTCAACCTCTTTTCCATCTATATATTCAATATATTTATCTTTTATATCAAAAAAGCCTGTATATTTTTTATTTTGATCTTTTGCATTGTTTGTTTTTTGAATTTCTCTGCTATCAAACAGTTTCATAAAAATCAAATAAGTCATTTGTTCTATAACATTAATCGGATTACTTATTCCTGAAGACCAAAATTGCTTCCATAATTCATCAATTATTGCTTTCAATTCTTTATCTGTCATTCTTTTCCTCCGATTATAAAACCGTCCAGCATTTTATAAATGTCATTCATTTGCTGTTTAGAGAATATATCGTTTATGCTTCCAAGTAAAGTAAAAGGTTTGTCATAAAAGGATTCAGGCTTGATGTATTTATTTGCAGAAAGCTGACTTTTGATAAGTTTTAAACAATGCATTTGTGGCGTGGTTAGCGTTGTATACTTATGTTGGAATTCTTCAATCCTTGAATTTATTTCTTGTTCATCAATTCCTACGATATTTCTAATCAAAACACTTAAGTTTGAAGCCATTTCAGGGTATAACTTTTCAAGTTGCTGTATAGAAAAATGCGGATTTTGCTCTAAAATAATCGAAACTAATGAATTTATATCTGTATCTGTAATGCCCTTACCTTTTTTAATTTTTTGCAGGACTAGGTTTTGAGTTGCTAATGATTTTAAAATCGTTTCAATATCGTGCTTATACTCTTCTCCAAAGCTTAAATTTAATGATAACTGCAATTCTTCGTTTATTGTAATATCATCAGGAATATCGATTTCAATCATATCTTCTTTAGGGACTATGACTTTAAATTTCATTAAGGTTCTTAGGTCATTTCTGACTTTTTCGAGTTCTTCGTAATCAAAAAGAATTCCAAAATCCTTATTTTTAACCCGCTCAATAGTTTCTTCTTTTGCTTTAACAAGATTTATATTTGTTCTTAGCTCAAAAGCATTCTTCCTGATCCTTAAACGGGCATTTTCAATTTTGTCATCAATACTTTTAGCATTTTGATTGTATTTTATAGCGGATAATTTTTGCAGTTGCAAAACTTCAAGCTGTGTAACCTGAATATCAAATTGCATAGCCTTATCCATTTCAAAAGAAGTTTTTTGTCTCTTCATTAATGGTTTAATCTTTTTTAAAAGAAGCTCTGTAAAGTTCTCATCAAAATTTTGCCAAAACAGTTCATTAGTGAGGATTTCATTAAGTAACAGGGCTTTATCCATTACATCAACAGATTTTTCAGGCAGGGTTCTAATATCAGTTTTTATAAGCTGAATGGTTTTTTGATAAATGTTTTGATCATCAAGCTTTTTGGCATATTGAGCAAGCAAAATTCTTGCCTCAAATAGTCTTTCATATAATGAAGCCTGTTCTTTAGGCACATATCCTTCAGGATTTACATTAAAAAACTCAAAGTTTTTGTAATGATCGAATATAACAAAAAATTTCTTGTCTTTACCTGGACCCAGTAGATTAGGACATAGTCTTGTGCCTCTACCTATCATTTGCCAGAATTTAACTTTTGAATAAATTGGTTTAGCGAAAACAAGGTTCAAAAGCTCAGGAACATCGACACCTGTATCAAGCATTGCGATTGATATTGCAATATTTATTTCGTTGTCTTGCACTTCTCCTTTGAAATTGTCAAACAGCAAGGAGGCATTAGGATCGTGAGAATCAATCAGCCTAGCATATTTACCCTTGTATTCAGGATACATTTCATTAAATAATTCTTCTAAAAGCTCTCCATGTTTGTGATTACGAGCAAATATAATAGACTTTCCAAGATTTCCGTTTTCATCTTTTAGTCCATCATCCATAAGGGTTTTTATGATTTGTCGATTTGTTTCCCTATTAGTAATATTTATTTCAAACTCTGCGGTTTCAAAATTTATATTTTGAATGTCATCAACTTGCTCTTCCAAAGCTCTTTTTTGTTCTGGGGTCAAGCTTTCATATTTGATGCCTCTATCTAAACATTGAGTTTGAACTTTTTGAACTTTATAGGGAACAAGATACTTCTCTGCTATTGCATCATCTAGGTCATAGTTAAAAGTCGGGTTCTGGTCTTCTGTACCAAATAAAGTAAATGTATTTCTTGCAATATAGTTAACAGGAGTTGCCGTTAAACCTATTTGTAAGGAATCAAAATATTTAAATATTTCACCGTAAATATTATAGACAGAACGATGTGATTCATCGGCTATTACTAAATCAAAAAATCCCGGAGTATAAAGACCGTAAGCTTCCATCATTGCTGGATAAGTAGCAATGTAAATTCTTTTATTTTGGTCTCCTTTATTATCTTTGTTAATAAGAACTCTGGATAAGCTATTCAAGTAGTTTTTAAAAGCATCGTTAGCTTGCTTCCTGAGTTCATCTCTGTCGATTAAAAATAAAACTCGTTTTACCCAGTTAGACTTTACTAGACCATCTATTATTGCCATAGCTGTTCTTGTTTTGCCTGTTCCAGTTGCCATAACTATAAGGGCTTTTCTCTGACCTGCATTAAAAGCCTCGTATGTCTTGCGCAGAGCCATAAATTGATAATCTCTGTTTATTGTATCAGTATTTATTTCTATATCTTCAAGAGGTTTTCTGTTTACACGTTGATATAATCTTGTTTCTACATCATCTTTTGAAAAATATCCGTAAATTTTACGTGGTGGATATAAAGTATCATCCCAAAATTCGATGCTGTAAGCATTAGTACAAAAAATTAAAGGTCTAAAGCCTGTCATTCTCTCAAGTGCATTTGCATATTGAAGAGCTTGTTCTCTGCCTTTTTTAACATTAATTGAAGTCTTTTTAGCTTCAATGATTGCAATTGGTCTATTATCAGCACTATATAAAACATAATCAACATAGCCATTTCCAGATGGAGTATTAGGCAATCCTGTAACAGGAACTTCCCTTTTAACTTGTTGAGTGTCAAATTCTTTTATTGAAACTTTAAAATCAGTTATTTCTTTTAAATCCCATCCAGCTTCTTTGAGTTTTATATCAATAAGAGCTTGGCGGGTTTCTGTTTCAGTAAAATTAATAACTCTAGCAGTATCATTGCCAGCTAGTTCTGATTTTACTTCAAGTATTTTTAATTTATCTTCAACCTGCTCTTGCGATTTGATTTGTTTTTGAAGATCAATAATTTTATTTTCTAATTGTTTTGCCAGTTCTTCTTGTCTTTTTCTTGATTCTTCCAATTCTTTTTCAAGCAGGATTAAACGACTTACAGGCTCTTTGAATTCATTTATTAAAGACCTGTCACCACCGTTTAATAGATAAAACCAAGATACTATACCGTGAGCGTATCTCAAAATTGTTAGAGCATCATTTTTTGTTCCGATACTTTCATGAGCTGCCTTGTTACCCTTTAAACGGATAATATGAAATACATCAAGAAGCTTTGGGGGAATATAATCTTTTAACTCTTGCAAAATATCACTTAAGTTTAAATCAGTTCGAATATTAAAATTTGAATAATAAATATCTTTGGCGATGAATTCAGTCAGTGTTCTTAGTTTTGAAAGACAGCCCGAGGGATCAGATTCATAATATTCTTCTGCCAAAGCACCAAGATTTGCCAATTCTGGATATTTTTCATTCAAGAAAGAAAAATTACCCATGCCACTCCTAGAATAATTAATATTTAAAACATGAATATTCTACTTACTACAAGATGTTAATACAATTTTTATTTAATTGATTGTATAAAATTTCATTTTATTCTGACGTAAAGAAACAGTTAGTTTGAGCCAAATAGGGCATAGAAATACAACTAAATTGTTTTATTGATTTGTTTTACATACAATTTTTAAGTATTTTAAAATACTGTAAAAATTAACTTTTGGAGAATATTATGTTTAATCTTTTTAATTTGTTTCCTAAAGCAACTCCAGATTCCCCAAGAGCCTCAAAACTGGTAAGAGAATACATAGCTTTAGGAGACAAAAATAAACTTAATGAAGCAATTAAAATTCTTCAAAGTTCTAATGAACTTAAATATTCAGAATTAATAGAGTTTTTGATTGCTGCAAAAATTGATGATTGGGAGAAAGTCAAAAAAGCAAATTTAGTGAGAACAACCCAAATAGATAATTGGCATCTCATTGCAAGACTCGTTCAAATTAAATACATTGCATCTTTAGTATCTATCTATACTCAATACCCAATAGAGCAACATGTTCGTATATTAAAAATGGGAATTAATGCCAGCATAGAAGCAATAGATATATCCATGCGTCTAGAAGATAAAAGTTGTGAAGCTCGTTTCCGTTTTTTATTAGCTCGTGGATTTCAAGAAAATCGAGATTATCAAAATGCAAAAAAATCATATACAGAATCTCTGGAAATATATAGAAAATTGGCGGAAGAGAATCAGTCAGCTTTCCTTCGTGTTGTTGCTACGACTTTAAACAATTTAGCAAATTTACAAAGAGATTTAAAAGAACTGCAAGAAGCTAAGAAATCACATACAGAAGCTCTGAAGATAAGGAGAAAATTAGCAGAAGGGAACCCGATAGTTTTCCTTCCTGATGTTGCAGCGACTCTCAACAATCTAGGAAATTTACAAAGAGATTTACAAGAACTGCAAGAGGCTAAGAACTCATATACAGAAGCTCTGCAAATATATAGAAAATTGGCGGAAACAAATCCTTCAGTTTTCCTTTCTGCTGTTGCAATGACTTTGAACAATA